CGTCACGCCATTGCTGAAGGAAAAGAAACCATTGATAAATCTCATGATCAAATCAATGTGTTACAAGAACAAAACTCTCAGTTGGCCGGGAAGGTTGAAAGTCTATCCTCTCATATTTTACTCACAGAAAAAGCTCAAGACCTTCCGGAAGAAAAGAAAAGTTATGTTTTCAAGGTACTTGGAGACAAGGACACACAATTTATTACAGAAAACTTCGACTACACGGTTCGTTTGTTTGATAAAACTGAACAAGACAGATTGTCTCAAATTAAAAAAGACGCTGTATCCAAACGGGAGCCTGAAGTGGATCGCCCGATTGTTGAGCAAACAAAAACAAAACAACCAACTGTTGTTGAAGAAAAAGCTTCAAGCCCATTTGTAGATTCAATCATGGGTGAATTGAACAAATTTTAAGTAGAGATCTATTGATCTGAGTAAATCAGAAAAGGAACCTAATAATATGTCACAAGTAAAATCTCCAAATTCTTACATTGACGAAGCTCGAGCATCCGTGCTCTTGGAAAAATGGGCACCTGTTCTTGATTATAGTTCTAGTAACGTCGCAGCTATTGAAGACGACCACACTCGCTTGAACACCGCTATCCTTTTGGAAAACCAAGAGACATGGTGTGTTGAAGAAAGTGGACCATATCATGGTGGTGGAAACATCGCCGGTGGAACCGGAGGCGCTTTTGGCTCTGGTTCTGACGTTGGTGCCACAGGTGGTAACGTTGGAAACACAGACTCTTACGCAGCAGGTGATGCCCGTCTGCCAAAGATTCTTATTCCAATGATTCGTCGTACGTTCCCTGAGTTGATCACAAACGAAATCGTTGGTGTTCAACCCATGAGCGGTCCTGTTGGATTGGCATTTGCATTGAGATACAAGTACGAAGAGGATTCTCTTGGTACTGGTGTTGATGGCAAAACTGCCCCAGCTGGTGCACGTGGTGTTCGTGGCGGGCAAGCGCTCGACGGAACAACTACAGGCACAGACGGTGCTGAAGTTGGTTACAACTACCTTGACACACGCTTCACCGGACAAGAGTCCAGTCAGTTGACTGGTAAAAACTCTGCTGATCAAGCAGTCTTTGGAGCCGATGGTTTCACAGACGCTGACAAGGGTGTTGCTGCACTTCTTAACAACTACGAACTTACAGGTGATATTCCTCAAATGGTTGTCTCTTTCGAGAAGACCGCTGTTGAGGCTGGCACACGTAGGCTCGCTGCTCGTTGGAGTGTTGAACTAGAACAAGACCTCAAGAACATGAACGGTATTGACATCGATACTGAATTGACAAACGCTATGTCGTATGAAATTCAGGCCGAAATCGATCGTGAAATGATCATGCGTATGATTCAAACAGCGATCAATGGCGGAACTGGTGTTGGATATTCCAGCTGGACACCTGCTAGCGCAGATGGACGTTGGATGGCTGAGCGTAACCGGGACCTTTATGCTAAGATTATCGTAGAAGCGAATCGTATTGCTGTACGTAACCGTCGTGGAGCTGCCAACTTCTTGGTTGCAACTCCTAAGGTTTGCGCAATTCTCGAGATGCTTCCTGAATTCCAGTGGATGTCCGTACAAGGCAACGTTAACACGCAGCCTGTCGGAATCGCTAGAGTTGGTAATCTTGGAGGACGTTTCAACGTTTATCGTGACACTCGTACAGAGGCTCAAGGCCCTGGAGTCAACAAGGATGGAGACATTCTTGGAGTATCCAGCCCTCAGCGCGCTGACGAAGTGAACTACGTTCTTCTTGGCTACAAAGGACCTGAGTTCTATGACACTGGTATCATCTATTGTCCATACATCCCCGTGATGGTTCAAAGGACAATCGGACCTAATGATTTCGCTCCACGTGTTGGATTGCTCACCCGTTATGGTGTGGTCGACAACATTTTTGGCGCGCATCTTTACTATCACTTGATTGTCTGCACAGACATCGGTAGTAACGATTCATTTGTCAGAACCAGCGATCAAGTCAAGTTCTTGTAATTAGATCTACTCA